CCAAATGCCAATCACACATTTTTACAACCTTAAACAAATATTATTTTTTTATTTTTTTTTTTTTTTTTTTTTTTTTTTTTTTTTTTTTTTAAAAAATAAAAAAAAAATAAAATTACCAAAACAAAATAAAAAAAACAATTTCCATTTGTTTGTTTGCATTGTCACACCGCAATTAACGAAAAAAAAAAAATTTTTTTTTTTTTTAAAAAAAAAAAAAAAAAAAAAAAATAATATTTGTTTAAGGTTGTAAAAATGTGTGATTGGAATTTGGACTAGAATCATTTATCAGAATAAACTTCAGCTTTTTTGTGAAAACATTAATTTGGAAAATTAAAGTTGATTTGATAAAAGAATACGGGTAGCTTGAATGTGCCCATGTAGTTGTGTATCTTGCTGGATAGGAGTACATATCTATAGATTTGATTCTTTTTAGTGTTGGGAAAAATATTTGTGTAGAACGGCACAAATTTCTGTCTTATCGTTGGCAGTTTTACAGTTCCTTCTCGTGGCTGGGAGTAAAAGCCGGGTGTGGTAGATTCACGTTCTAAACCAGTCGTATAATACTTGAATTATACAAAAAACATTGATTAGCGTTCCTAACCAGTCCCCTATTCACCTTCATGTTTTATCATTTCCATCCTGCTTCGGGCAGAAATAAGTGATCCCTAATACAGTCTTTTAGTAACTACCAATTTGGATACTATTCATATTATTTGAATAGTCCGCCCAAAAATTATTAAAATGTTTGCTCAAATCAAAAAAACGTTGACTTTTTTCGGCAAACGTCTCGTGGGAGACTACGCCGGCCACTCTGCAGAGTGGACTCTCGTCGATCGATCCAAGGAGCGTAAACCCAAGATTGCTTGGAAATCTTTCGTTTCAGAAGAGTTCTTTGATCTTGAAGAGGCTTCTCTTTCTGAGGTGCTTGATGCTGTTGCGCAACATTCTGCTTGTAAACAGTTTGTTCGTTCTAAACGCGTCAACAACAAGAAGAGAAAACGCAAAAAGGGAATCAGGAGAATCGGACATTCCTCTACCACTCCGATCGTGGTTAGAGGATTTGACTGTTTCTTTCTGTTCTACATGCTTGCATGTTCCTGCCTTGTTTATCGTATGACTCCCGTTTTCAGTGATGCGCTAGCGCATTTTGAACCTGTGGAAACAACTGCTTTGACACTGGACTATTTTGGAGGTATTTATATTGAGTTACATGACATGTATTGCATTATAGCTATTTCCATTCTTCTCTACCTCGTTAGCAGATTTTTGCTTCTTGCCATGTGGTGGTTTGCCGAAAAAATGGTTCTTTTCCGTAGATATCATAGGATTGTCGGAAACAACGTTTTTTCATCTCAAAAGTGTACTACTGAAAATTTTGAGCTCATGTCAAAGATAATTATGTGTACTAACTGGAAAAATCCTTTGCAGGCTGCGTCAGGCCTGGCTGCTGTTGTGCAGGTCTTTAGACCTTCCGTTGTTATTTTGCCAGAAATTCAAAAAGTCATTACACGTATTACGGCCACTGGAAGCTATGAAGGACAGTCCCATACTATTGATACTTGTATTAAAAATTTGGGACTTTACGTCGGTCATGCGGATGGTGAGGAGGAAACTAAACGCGCGAACCGGACTTCTAAGTACTGGAATACCCTCATACATTCTGACGTTGGTAGAGGGTTTTCGCAACTTGCTATTATTCTTGTCACTACGGGTTTTATTCCTGAGATTGATTGGACTGTGTCTGGTATTGAGATCTTTTCAATGCGCAAGGCGAATGAAACCGTCAAAGCAACAGATATCTACAAAGCATTACAACTCATCGTCACTTCTGTAGTCGATGGAGTTGCTTGTTACGAAGCTACTGGCAAGCTTGAGGGTTTTTTCGCCGCCAACAGTTTGGAGTCTCAGGTTTCTCACGCCCTGTCACTTTATCAACAGGTATTGATTGGAAATTTGACTGCGTATTCAAAACATACCAACGAGACCTACATCGCTCACTTGGAAGATCTTAGATCCAAGGTTGAGAGACGTATGTTAAATCCAAAGTCGTCTGATAAATTTTTTTATAAAACTTATCTTGACAAGTTGAATGATACTTTGTCTTCCATGGCGGCTGTACAAATGGAGCAGCAAACTCAAGAACAGGCCTTTGGCATGATGTTCTGGGGCAATTCTGCCGTTGGAAAATCTTGGATAGCACCGCAGCTCATCCAGTGGTTGCTCAAGAGCAATCACTATCCTAATGAAAACGCCAATATAATAACCTATAATACCAATTCAAAGTATGATGACCAAGTTCGGAACAATACTTATGGTATTTTGCTTGATGATTTGGCTAATGGCAAAGTCGGAAAGGGTGCGTCAGATAACAGACGCACTAGTGACTTAGTGATTTCTCTCATTAACAATGTAGCGCAAGCAGCTGTCAAAGCTGATCTAGCGGAGAAGGGTAAAGTACTTATGAGACCCAAAGTTGTTATAGCTACCACGAATAATCGTGAGCTTAACGCCGGAGTGGAAAGTCACAACCAGGCTTCCGTACGTCGTAGATTCAAATACGAGGTCGAGTTCGTCGTTAAGGACGAGTTTTGTCTTGAAGGTGGATCTACAGAGATTGACACTGAGAAAGTGAAAGCTGCGTTTCCCGGAAACCCATTTCCGGATGTTTGGAAACTTTTTGTGACCAAATGTTTCATCGTGGATAGAGGGAAAACGTCTGGAAAAGGATATGAAATGAAAGTTGTCAAGTCCAAATCTGATAAGGATTGGATGTGTATGCAGGAGTTTCTTGAATTTTGTAAAACAGAGTCAGAGTTTCATTTCTCCAGTGAAAAGAAGGGGTTGGAAACACGTAAAAATGCCCGTACTATGGTTTGTGAAGAATGTGGAATGCCTGGTGGTTACCATTTGGATACATGCAATTGCAACCGTAAAGGACATAGCTTCACGGATGATGTTTATGACTCTTTGTTCTCGGAAACTGGGACCCTTAATTTTACTGACATGTTTACGGTGGATGAAATTGAGGGTATGCAGAGCGCTCAGAGACTTATGGACCAAAATCCGGAAGTCGCGAACATGCTACGCACGCAATCTTGTTGGCGTAACTGGATGATCTTTAGTTTTTTACCTAGATGGGTGCTTAGAATTTGGATTTGGACTGGTGGCAACTTGAAGAAATTCATAGTGGTCGTTTTGTCTTTTGCCCTTATTATACCTTATTTTCTTGCTCTGATGCCAGGTGTCACTCCTAAGCTCTTTTCTGTTGCGTGGGTCATACTGGCATTCTGGTTTGTCAAGGATATGTCAGTTCATGCGATAATGGAAACGATCGTTGCTAATAGCGCTGAGAGAAACGCACGACAGGCGTGGCGTACTCTCACCAACCGTTCAGCGCGAGTCACTTTGCTGAAACGCATGGCTATCTTGGGAACTGGCCTTTTCTTCCTAACGTATCTCATGAAAGTGTCCTCTCTTACATTTAATGGTCACTCGATTGAGGCGGAAACAGTTGAAGAGGAAGAAGTAAAGATGACTCAGAGAGGAGTGTGGGATTATTTCCGTGGCCTCACAGGTAATTCAGCTGGAGGAATCACGGTAAACATGACTACACGAGACCTCATAAACAGAGTTTCTAAAAATGTTGTGCATGTCACGGCGGATGAGTTGGGCAGTAAGAAGATAGTGAATGGATTCTTCGTGTCCAAAGGATATTTGGTAGTTCCGAAACATTTCGTGAATGAACTTGCAGACGAATCAGAATGGCATATTCGTCGCAGCAAGGGAAGAACCGAAAGATGCATAGTAGACCTTCGAGATGTGGATGGTGAAAGACAATGGGTTGAGTTTGGTCATGACTTTGTTATGGTCAAGCTCACTGGAGTTAATCATTCCAAAAACATCATCGGATGTTTTCCGAAACGCATAAACGAAGGAGGATATTCTGCGGCTAAGATGATATACAGAAACAAAGATCATTCGATCGAGGAGTTTGGTGTAATGGGTTTAGCCAGAAAGATGTATAAGTATACTGTTGGCTCTATGATCAACATACAAGGAGATGGTTATATTGGGACGTGTGAGAAACGCCCTAAGGCCGGAATGTGTTGTTCTTTAATTGTTGCAGTGATGAACAAACCGGAAATTGTTGGATGTCATATAGCTGGAAGAGACACTAACAATGAGGAATGTTCACAGGCGATAACGCAGTCAATGCTCATAGATGCTATCAAGGAACTTGATGATGTGTGTGCATTTAAGAACATCGTTCAAGACGAAGCGTTCACGGCCCACATGGAGACATGCGTTTCATCCGAGATACACCCATACTGTGCGACAAATGCTGTAAACAATGAGTTGCCACTTGATGTTTTAGGCTCAGTTAGCGGGACGGGTCCGAGGAGGATGTTCACTAGAAAGACTCCTTACCACGGAGAAGTGTGTGAGGAATGGCAAATAGAAGATCCGTACGACATACCGAAATCCACTGCCAAGAAAGCCGGAGATAAGATTATGAGCCCGTGGTATAATGCCATTGATGAGTTCTGTATGGCTAAGAATCTTATTCCTTATACATTTCTCGCTAGAGCCAGAAAGGAGATCGTACGAGAAATGAGCAAAAGACTTGATCAATACCTTGAAGCGGGAGGTATCGGGCGTCCACTTACTATTGATGAAGCTGTCAACGGGATTCCTGGTAAAAGAGGAATAGATGGACAGAAAATGAACACCGCAGCCGGATTGAGGTATGGCAAGACAAAGGCCAAACACCTTAAGAAGGATACCTGGCCTTACGAGTATAATGATTACGTAATCGAAGATGTCGAAGAGTTGCACAAGAATCTTGCGAACATGGTGCGTACGAAAAATGCTCTGAACAGCAACCTTAAAGATGAGGCTCTGAAGAAGAAAAAGGTGGATGAGTATCGTACTCGAGTTTTCTTCTCTGATGAGCTGCACTATATGATCGTTGTAAGTCAATTGTTTGGACCAGTTATGTCTTACATGATGCAACATCCGAAGTCGGCACACAGTGCTATCGGATTAAATGCTGAGAGTCATGATTGGGAGATGGTTTGGGATTATCTTTTACGCAAGGGAGAAAGTTTTGAAGCGTCAAAAGATGATGGCGTTGCCTTTGATTTTAAAGCTTTCGACAAAACTTTACCAGAAAATCTTATGAAGATGTCATGGGAAGTTATGATCGAAATTGCTGCTAAAATGCCTGGATATACCCAAACTGATATCGCAAAAATGCGAGTTATTGCGGATGAAAAGACCACTCCATTTATTTGGTTTAATGGAACTCTTATTCAATGTAATTTTTCGCACACGTCTGGAAATGGATGTACAGCTCCCGTAGGAAGTATCGCAGGACTTATGTTGTTGTGTATGGCTTTTTACAAGTTAGAAGATCCAAACGGTGATCGTATGCTTAATGCACTTGATTACATCCGGAGTATACACCTTGGTGATGATGGAGCATCCACTGTTATTCGTAAAGAAGAACATGGATTTAACTTTATCTCACTTCAGAGAGTATTGCAAGGATGGGGTATTACGATCACACCACCAGACAAAGAGTCTGTACCTACTGAGTTTCAGGATCTGGAAAAAGAGGATTTTCTTAAGAGACATTTTCGTTTTTGTCCTCGAAGAAATTCCATTGTTGGAAAGTTAGATGCAAAGTCTTTACTTAAGAGTCTTTTGTATTATTTGCCTTCAAAGGTAGAAGATGCAAACGTACAATTAGGTCAGGCCATGTCATCTGTCCTGAAAGAAGCTTCTTTGCATGAAGAAGAGGTGTTTGACAAATTCCATATGTTTATCAAAAGAGTTGCCGGGAAGTATGACATTCCAGTCGTACACATCGACAAAACTTATGACGAGTATGTGGTGGACTGGGCGTGTGACTCTGGAAAGAGACACGTTGAATATCAGCGCCGTGAAAAAGCGCATCTTGAGATGTTAGCTCTTGGTGGTTCGATACCAGAGCACAAACAGACTAAGATATTTGGGAAGGTGTTGAAAAGCATTCCCGAAGAAGAAGACAGCGGATACGTAGGACATGCAGGAGATGTCGAGGTGGAACACCTTGAGATTAAATTTGTATGTTGCAAAGGGTCCCGCTGTTGCAGCAAGCCCCGAAGGAACGAAGAAGGGGATGAGAATGTTCCGGTCAGTTCGGAATCTGACCTCCAAGGAAAAGCAAATATTCCTGACATAGTCGAGAATGACGGAGAAGGTTCAAAGCCCATCGATGAACCTAAAACGCCTTCTATGTCAAACGTGCGAGCGACGTCTCGCGTCCGGGTACACATATGCGCTGTGATGCTATTTTGTGTTTTCGGAAACGTTCCGGTGGAAGCACTTGAGAAACCTGAGTTCGGTTCTCATATTAAGTGGAGAGGACTTACTGAAACTAACAAGACCTTAATGTTTAAATTCAATGACCAGGGATGGACTCACGGAGTGAGTACGGTGGAAGACGCATCCATGCATGCAGCAAGTCACAGAGGCATGCAACTCGGGGACTTTTTGTCCAGACCAGTAAAGATCGGCCAAGCCGTATGGAGTGCTGGTGATGAACTGGAACCAACAGAACTGAATCCATGGGATGAATTTTTGAATAATCCCACGGTTGCGAGAAAGATAGCTAATTACAAGCTTTTACGAGGTAATTTACACGTTAAAGCGGTAATCAACGGATCTCCATTTTTATATGGGAAGATGATGTGTGTGTATCACCCGTTATATGGTCGCGACGATTTTACGCCGGGAAATACGGCAAATCGTATTTGCAGACTATCGCAACGGCAGCATATATATCTAAACCCTACGACATCGTCTGGTGGCGAATTGATTTTGCCGTTTTTCTGGCAGTACAACGCTATCAACATACCGAAGCACGAGTGGGATCAGCTCGGAAATATAACAATGTCTCCAGTCTCGACCTTGAAACATGCTGCCGGCGAATCTCCATCTTGCGTGATTACGTTTTTCGCGTGGATGGAAGATGTGTCATTGATGCAACCTACATCCAGTACCTACAATGGTCAGTCTGGAGAAGCCGAGGAGAAAGTAGTGTCGAAAACTGCTACTGCAGTCGGAAATGTGGCTGGGATGCTTTCAAAAGCCCCAGTTATAGGACCGTATGCCAGAGCAACAGAGGAAGTTGCAAATAAAATTGGGAGACTAGCTGATATTTTTGGTTTCTCAAAGCCAAGGGGCACGTACGATATTGTCAACGAGAGACAAAGGCACCTTGGCACACTCGCTACAACGAACGATAAGGATATGGCGAGACCACTAACGTTAGACATTAAGAATGAGAATACCATCGACCCCAGGACAGTAGGGTTGACGGGTGAAGACGAAATGTCAATACCTAGTGTTTGTTCTAAAGAAGCTTTGATCACACGATTTTCTTGGAGTGTATCAGATCTTCCGGATACAGAACTTTTTCGAATACCTGTCACGCCGTATGTGAGAGCTACATTTCCAGCAGATAATGTAGTAGACATGCCTCCGTGTGCCTATGTGGCTACCCTATTTGAATATTGGCGTGGTACTATGCAGTACAGATTCATGATCAACGCTTCGAATTTCCACCGTGGAAAACTTCGATTTAGATATGAACCGTACGCGGTAGCAACGGGACAAGATTACAATGTGGTACAGTCCGAGATTCTTGACTTGGCTGAGGTACATGATCACAAGGTTGAGGTTGGATGGGGAGCAGACAGAAACTTCCTTCACGTTACGGAAGGGTCTGTGCAACCCGCAGCTCCAGGGGATTTTCCCAACCTAGCCATACATAATGGTGTACTTGTCGTGAGTGTCGCTAACAGTTTGACTGTTCCTGACGAGACCTCTGAAGACACTATTGAAATTTTGGTTGGTGTTAATGCCTGTGAAGATATTCAATTCAGTGTGCCGACAGAGAAGGTAATTTCTCAAATGAACATCGTAGCTGATGTCACCCCGTCAGATCCCCCATCAGATCCTTCCATAACTACATATTTACAACCTACCAAGACTTTCTCAAATACTAGGTCTGGCGTATTTTATTATGGATGGCACACAAACGACTTTCACAACGGCCAAGGATACCTGCGCGATAAATTGGAGACATCTAGCGGTACTGCTAATAAACAGTACCCTGCTGTTCCAGGTTTGACTGCAGGTGAATATGACGACATATCACGGTCAGTAGTAAGAGCACAGTTTGATACAATGCTTAACGCTGGAATTGACTACTGCTTGTGTAGTTGGTGGGGTCCTGGATCTCGTGAAGACACGCAATTTGCTGCCGCTGCACTGCCCGAAGCCGGAACAGTCGCGGCAGGCACGATGGAAGTTGGTATTCTTTACGAGACTTCTAAGCTTACACAAGATGGCGCGTACATAGCTAATGAAGCAGCCTTGCTTGAGCTCTCGACAGACATGAAATATCTCAAGACGAATTATTGCAATGATAGTAGGTTTTTGAAACGTGACTTGGCTGATGGTTCATATACTAATTGTCCAGTTATTTTCATATACCTGTTACGTGCTTATTCTGACAGTGATAAAGCATTGATTTTGCAGAGTATCATCAATGTTTTCCAAGACAGTACTATAGGTGGATACTCAACGTATCCTTATATTATTGGTGATCTCATGTTTGGCACTCCCCGTGCTTTCGGCGGTTCCATCACGTCAAGGCTCGGTGCTCTGGGCGCGTATGATACGTATGGACAGGGCGCAAAGGGCGCTATTACGGACCAAGATGTTATCAATTTGCATTTGGATTACCGTCAATGGCGCTTAAAAAATCCGTCAGTGCATTGTAACCCGACGGTAAGTCCAGGATATAATGATCGCGGAGTGAGACTTGACGCGGATCATCCCGCTCTTAGCCGAGCTCTTGCCGGTTTTGATGAGGGAAGTCTGTATAAGAGCCATCTGACACATTTGGAAGGAATTTCGATTCAAAGTGATAACAATTGGTTCTGTACTAATTCTTGGAATGAATGGCATGAGGACAGTCAGATCGAGCCTTGCGGAGGCGCGGCAGAGACAGTATATCCTGCGACGCTCACAGACGGATTTCCTTACGAACCTTATGGTACCAAGTATGTCAACATCATGGGAGACTACATGGTATCAGGGTACGTTGCGCAATCCGGTGAGGAACCGTACGTTGGCCATTCTGGTGAAGAACGTGAAAATGAGCACGCACCGACGACTGATCCTGAAATCACTATTTTAGAAAAACCAGAGACTTATCATCACGATGATCTGGTCTTCTTTGGTGAGACTGTAGGTTCGCTGCGAGCGCTTTTAAAACGTTACACTAAGTACGCTGTCGTCGACACTACGTCAGACTCGATAGATAGCTACCATTTCCCAACATTTCCTTTTTATGATTGGGACAAACCTGACACATCTCTCCGAGAAACCCTTTTGACAAGGATTTCTGTATTATTTCTCGGAAAGAGGGGATCGACTAGATGGAAAGCGATTCCAGACTTCAGAAATTCGACGGCCAGAATTTCTGCGGTGCGACTCACTGATAAAGCTGAGTACAAAATTGATACAGGAATTTCATCAGATGATATCATTGGATATGGATGGAACGGCTCCGACGCTGTGACGGGTGTTTACAACCCTGTCTTAGAGTGGGAAGCGCCGTACTATTCAAACGCAAGATTTCATATCTCGAGATCTCTAGCGAGAACTGATGAGAGAGGCCATGCGCACGCATATGATGGTTCAGCTGTTTACAGAAACCACTATATGTGCGCTGCGGGGGACGATTTTCAATTATTTTATTTTCTCGGTACGCCGAGTGTAACCTTCGCCTAGAGACGACCTGGGGTGGCCCCAGTTCGGCCCACTTTTAATAGTGGGTAATAACCGTGTAAATAGTTAAAACATGCTATGTTCAATCGCTTTTTAGTGAGGAATTTCCATAGATTGCGCGGTGAAGGCCGCGACTTTTACACGGGTGGGTCCCGTTTTCA